TGTCCCACCTGCCAGACGCCTTACTGTCCGCAGATAGCTTCGTATCGTCAAAAATCTCTTTGTATTCATCGGTTTCTAGCAGATTCTTGACCTTACGACCGAAGTTCACAGCCAGTTCGGTGGTGTGCGTCGCCTGAATGATCTTCATCGATGGGTTGCGACCAATCATCCACGCGGGAAACAAATAAGAAGCAAATTCACTCTTCGTATGACGCGGCGGCATGTTGATGATCAATCGCTTCAGCTTGCCCGACGCAATCTCCTCCATCTTCTCAGCAATCAAATAGTGATGCCGACCAGCAATGAACTCCGGCCACATAGCTCTGACAAATGGTAAAAATTCAGCTTTACAAGTTTCTACCTTTTCAAGCTGCTTCAAACGTAGTTCTAACCGAAGCTTTTGGACCTCGGCGTCTGTCTGAGTATCAAGATTCAAAGGGGACCCTATGCGTTTCAATGGTGGTGAGAAAATGTGACCAGTCGATAGGCTTGGTGAACGTGCCGTGGGCCGCGACCCGTATGCCGTCTTCAAAAACTTCTATCGCTTGGTCCGCGCGGTACAAATGCACGGTGTCATCCTTTTTGACCACGATCCACGAGCGAGCGCCCTTGTGCCGCGTTGCAAACGAAACTTGATGCGGACTGAGCAATACCTTATTGCCTTTCGCTACTTTGAGTTCGATTAGGTGAAACTGGCTTTGTCGGTCGAGTAACAACAAGTCAGGTATGCCCTGCGTGCTGCTGTTCTCGATCCGCGTGCAAACCACATCAGTGTTGGATAGCCCCGTCTTGATCTGCCTCCAAAAGCTCGACTCTGTCTGGTTCGACATCGATCACCTTCTCGCCAAGCTGGCGCTTCAGTTCGTCCAAAGCCTTCTTGACCTCGGCTTTACTCATCTGATCAATCGATCCATGGCGGACCTCAGACTTGTTTACGTAAATATCGCCTTGGGCCAAGCCGCGCGCTTTCTCAGCCTGAACAGCAGCAGAGTATGCACCAGCCGCGATAGCCTCATCACGGATATGCTGCAAGTCGCGTATGTGTCGGGCGTAGCTCACTTCGTACTTTTCAGCAAGCTCGGCCCGTCGTGCCTTGAGTGCTTTCACGATGTGGGGTGATTTTCTAGGGTTGAGCATCTCGTAGGCCCGTGTATGCGCGCCGTTGATACTGAATCCCGCTTCGACGGCCAGATTTCGTAGCGTGTCCTGTCCCTCACGTGTGGCGACCAGTTCGACAAACTTAACTTGCTTGCCGGTCAATCTCGTATCTTCAGTGAGCCTTGGTCTGCCCCGTGTTTCTACTTTTTTCTGCACTTCGGCCATGCGTCAAATCCCATAAAACCCGCTTAATTTTGCGAAATATAGCACTTTTTTTATCCAGTGAAAGCGATTTGTTTCAGAGCCGTATTGTTTGCGTGAAACCTGCACCTTGACACGCAACACAGACACAGGGCCGTGGTGCGCGGTGCGCGGCTCGCGTCGTCGATTCGCGGAACGCGGATAACCTTTATTGGCGGGGGGACCCTAGACCATGCACGGCGGTGCGCGGTGCGCGTTGGAAGTGAAACGAGGAACTTCCACAAACGGCGGGCGGCGGTCCACGGAGCGCGGTCCACGGAGCGCGGATTAGGGCGCGATTGTGTCCGGCGGCGGGACCAATTTCGGCGCAAGGTTTGGGCATCGGCGGTCCACGGGGAGCGGCTCGCGGTGCGCGGTACGTTTGGCAAGGGGAGCGGGCGGCGAGGCGCGGCATGTTGCACTGGGAAAAAATCCATAAAAAAAGCCCGCACGGCGGCGGGCTTGTTCGGGCGGGTTGATCGACTAAAACGTAAAGCCCACCCATACCAACGTGCCCTTGGGCAATAGCATGTCGCGGCTAATGTCATCCCAATCATCAATGCGGTATCGGCCATAGGTGCGGTCATAATCGCCGCGCGTGTAAGTTTTTTGCGCGTCCGGTTTTCTTTTCAAAAACTCGCCCTTTTTTACTTTTTGAATTTCAATCATTCGCATGCGGTCAACTCCAGAATTTTGCCGTCTATTTCATTGCTCAGATCGTCCAGCATGACGGCGTTATTTTTAGCTACTGTCCAAGTGCATAAGCCGAGCTTGTAGGCGTTAAGCCATTGGTTTGCTACCGAAAACATAAGCACTGATAACTGATGGAATTGTCTATCTGTTAGTCGGCGATGCGACCTATCGACAATTTTTGCGGTTTGATTACTAAGCGCGATCATATGAATGTCCTGCATATCACTTTTTCCATTTAGTTGCGCCGAACGTCTCGGCGTGGCGTAAGTATAAGCTTTATCGCATGCATAAAAAACCCCGCACGGCGGCGGGGTTTAAGTTGGCATTGTAGCGGCTTTTACGCGGCTACTTTATCCAATAGAGCACCTGCCTTGCGTTCAATTTCGATGCGGTTATCTTGATGCGGGATATCCCGAGCAATCGCGGTGATAGCTTGGGCGGCGTCCCATACAGTCTCAACGGGTCGCCCTTCTTCTTTCAAATGCCTAGCATTCGCGGCTTTCGCCATGCGGGCAGATAACCCAGCGCGTTTGCTCAGGAACTCTAGGCGGCTGTCATCATCATGCGCAATTTTGGCGGCTTTGGCGGCTTGGACGCCCTCAACGAATGTCGACGTTTTACCTTGCGCGAAGCTTTCCAATGCTGGGCGTGCCTCATAAGCAAAACGATCTGGCGCGAATTTAGTGTGGCGTATTTTTATTTCTTGGAAATTTTCCACGCCCCATAGGTTTCGATTCATGCACACGCCGCGCAGGTACATCGCGGCTATGCCCGCCGTCTTACTGCCGGTTTCACTGTTCCAAGCGTAGAACCCTCGGAACATCAAATCAGGTTCACCGTTCGCAAGTTTGCCCACCTCAATAGGGTGGCGGTCGTCGACTAAGAACAGAAACACGTCGCGGTCGCTTGCGAATAGCGTCGTCGTTTCCTTGCTCACAGGAACGTCAGGATCATAAACGGCTAAGCCGTCGCGGCTGCCGGTCATCATTCCAGGCACTTTCCAGCGCCCGCCGGATTGCTCAACTAAATTTTTAACCGGTTCAATAATTTCCCAGTCAAAAATCCGGCCATAGTCTGGACCGGTCGCCGCACGTAAATCGCCGCCGTCGTTTTGGCTGCCGTAAACTTTTACCAATTCACGGCCACGGTTATGACGCAATCCCCACTGTAAGCAATCGGCCGCCAATGGTGCGGGCAGATCACGCAAGTATCCGGCAGGTGCTCCGGATAACTGTGACAATTGGCCGAAGCTCCAATTAGTTGGCGTATTGAAGTGCTCGCGGTGATTGTCGTCTTGATACTCTATAACCAAATCGCCACGGCTAGGGTTAGATTCGTCTAGATCGCCAATAATCTTAATTTTGTGCGTGTCGACAGTCCGGCTTGTCATCCTATGCGCGTCGGTCTTTTTTGTGGCCAACATATCGTTGAGCGTTAAGAACTTTTGGTCGTCGGGACGGCTGAACCATTGGCTCGATACTGCACTGTTACCAATGCCATGCGCAAACGCGTTAGTTGTATAACTCATATCACTTTTCCTTAGTTTGGGCGTGCGGCGCGCCCGAAATGTTTGCCGCATAGGAATAGTCGCATACCGGTCGATTAATGTAAATTTTTATTTTGTTATATTTAGCAGCCGGTCGGCTTTGTTGATTTCGAGTTGCATATCGATCAGCGCCGTTTTGGATTCCGACGTGAGGTAAGATTTATCGCCAAGTTTTTGCGCCATCCGTAATTGTTGACGCATACCCTTATCGGATTCATCCGGCGACAAATGAATTACCTGCGCCATTTGCATACGCATACGCATCATGCCGCTACCCTCACTATCATATTCCCGTCGACGACAAAACCAGAATCGTCGTGCAATGCTGGACCTTTCGCAGTAAGCCCAATCACTACCGGACCGGCCATAACGTTATCAAGATCGGACAAATCACCATCGATCACGCGGCGGCCAAGGTATTCGCTAGGTATTGAATTTTTAAAAACTACGGCAATGGGTACTCCGGTCGGGAGCGCGGCGGCTACTTGCTTTTGGTATTGCGGTCGGTCGCTGTAGGAAAACATTAAACGATAGTTGGCGGGCAGGTTTCCGGCTAATCGCTTTGCTTGCTTCGTGTAGTCATAGAAAAATAGCTCGGGAAATTGCTGCGGGATACCATGCTTTTCCCATGGGATGTCTGAGAGCACGTTTAGCCGCACAACTCCCTGCACGTTTTTCTTTTCGCAAAGCTTTTTAAAGTTTGTTAGTTCGCGGGTGAGTTGGTCGAGAAATCCGGCTTGATCGGCGTGCCAATAATCGGTCTTTGCTTGGCGGGCAATGTTGACGCTGTCATAAACTGCCGCAAGGCCCGCATCCTTAAGGCATAGGTCCATACAATTCGCGGCTTTGCTACCGGCGCAGATAATGTGGTCCGGCATCATGCTTAGGCTTGCCATGCGGATAGGCTTTTGAAAATAGTTGTTAGGTTTGTTCTGCGTCTTTTTGATTTTGGTGTTGCTGGCGGTCGTGTTCAGTAGTTTCATCATTCGCATCCTTGTTTGTAGGTGTATGCGAATTGTCGCTGATCAAAACCACGTCAGCAAGCTTTTTCTTTTTCTGGTGTTCTTTCAATTTTTCCGACAGCCGTGCGTTGATGATCGGCTTTGGTTTGAACCATTCTCGAATTTTAAAAATTAGCCAAAACACTGTAGTACTCCTATGCGATTTGTCGCAGCCTAACAATAGTCCGCCGCGCACTGTCAATACCCAATCCCTTAATTCGCTTCCCTATATAGAACTTTTTCCCAAAACAAAAAAAAGAAAAAAAATTTTTTCCGGAAAACTCCTATGTAGTTACGCGTTTTTTGCTTTGCCCCGTAACGGCGTGAATCATGGTGGTACGCCAACGGTACGGCTACAGGCCCCGTCCTATAAGGCTTGTACCGCCGTACCGGCTGTACCGGCATTTTTGAAATTGTTTTTTCAAAAAATATTTTTCTGGGAAAAGTACTATATAGAAGCGCGATTTTTTGCTCCCCGCGCCGCGAACCGCGTTACGCGCCCTATTCCCCGTCCCCTACTGCCAGTGCCACGCGTGTCGGTTAAAGAATGCGACGATCCCTTCTTTGGTCGCGGGGAACTCGCAGGTATGTTTGTCGATCTCAACCCACGCCCCACGGTCGTGGACTTGTTGAATGTATTCTTTCCGTTCTTTCGCCGTAGCGAATACATTTACTTCGTGTTCTCCGTCGTCTTGGTCCGTGACCCGTGCTAAATATAATTTCATTCACTTTCTCCGTTGATAAAATTGAGTCTCAAATAGCTGTTTTTTTTAACATCAAAGACTGTAGGCGTTACTTTATTCAGAGCAAAAAGGGGCCGAAGCCCCCGTTGGTTTAAAGTTCAAAGACCGTATCGGGATGCTCGTTGAGAGCATGCTCAAGCTCCTGTTCCAAATCGAACGGTAGCCGGAACGTTTTCAGAATGAGCAGGATTTCCTGATCGGTTAGTGCAACGTTCTTTACGCTGCGGTCTACAGGTTTGCCGTCGGCTCCTGTCTTCGTGGTAACTTCTTTCAAAGCCATTCACTATCTCCAAGTTGAGGGGGCCGAAGCCCCCGTTGGTTTTAAAGTTTGAAGAAAGCTTCAAGGTAAGGTACGTGCTGCTCTGCATGAGCCGCTTTGACCTCTGCGTGTAGCTTCTTCGCTATTGGTCGGCTTCCATTGTCATAAGACTCTGGGAGCTTGCCGTCTTCGACTGTGGCGAAGTCGCGGTCGAGTAGACCGTCATCTTCGTCACCCCAATAAGATCGGACTAGCTCGATGAACTCGCCTTCTGCGTATTTGCAGCGACCGTGAGCTTCTGCGTATGTTGGGTGGTGGTCGAAGTCACCGGAGCGATCATTAAGATCCTCGC